ACTACACCACGCTGTTTCATCCGTCTGTACCCATGTTTGCCCGATCTCATGAAAGTACCTCAAAATATCCGGGTTGTTTTTTTCACCGGTTGCATATTCAATCAGCCCATAATCACCGAGTGCTGCCAATAATACATTACTTTTTTCAATTAAAGGAACCACATTAGAATACCTTTTTGAACACCCATGCAAAAGCCGAACCAACTTTTGATATAAGGCCGCCACTAAACGTATCTATTATTTGTTTTATGGCATCGATAATCTCATCAAAGAGCAGACTTTTTTCTTCTTTTGTAAATTTTTTACCACCCGGACTATCTTCTTTTTTCCCCGCAACATACACGCTAAAAACATCAGTAATTTCTTTTACAAGCCTCTGGTATTTCGTCGCTGTAACGGCAATCATTATGGCAAACAAAACTGCCAAAATCTCACCGATATGGCCCCACGTAAACACAATGGAAAACCACTCGCCCAACGATCCCACGGTTAAACCAACGGGCGCCGCGCACGCTGATACGGCAAATATGAACAGAAATACTGATATAATCATCAGCATTGTAAACAGTTTCTTATTCTTCAACTTTAGCCTCCTTTGGCTTTTTGTTATGTTTCATATCAAGGGTCGCTTCAATAGCAATGATTCGCCCTCGGTTTTCATAGCACATTATTTCTGTTTTCTTTATAGCACGGGTAATCGTGTGTATATCCTCACAAACGGTTTTTAAGGTAACCTTTATTGTACCGATCGTTAATCCAGCAGTAAAAATAACACCCAACAACATCCATGCAATATTGATTTTTATTTCATCTTTATCAAATCTCATCTGGACTATCCCCTGCTTCCATTGTTGGTTTGTAAACAACGAAGCTTGCCGATTTTTTACCGGCGGATTCTAATGTTCCACTGTAATCAAGCATAATTGCTGTTTTCCCGTAATATGTTGAGTGTAATCCTCTCCCGCTCGTAGGCTTTAAATTCGTCTTCCCTGCAATGCAAATCAAATGAGCGGTGACCCACGCCTCAATCTCTGCAAGCACCTCATCTGCCAAACCCAATGTTGCAAGCTTCGTTGTTACAAATATGTTGGCAGCCTTGATATATTTGTAAAGATTAATTTCCGAGGTCGAACAGATAAGACGAACCTCGCTGTCAATTATACGCGGCATCTACTTTTTAGCTTTAGCAGTTTTGATCGCAGGAGCTTTAGCAGTATTAAGTATCCTAAATTTATAGGGAAACGCATCTGCAACCGCTTTATCGATTACAAATCTATCACCGGCAAAATAGCTTTTTCTAATCTCCCCGGTTTTAATGGTGTGCTTCCCACTCCTTGGCCTGAGTTCAACATTAACTTTCATTAATTAGCCCTTTCATCTTTGTGTTTTTAAAAAAAACAGAGACGGGCGCAATTCAACCCGCCCCTGTCAACGGAGAACATTATTATGTATCGGGACTGTCAGAATAAACAACGACACCAAGTGTGTCGTCCATGTCCGGCATCATTCGCAAGGTCATCGCTGAGAAAACCTTGTAATCTTTCACGAAGCCACCTTCGCCACCCCATTCAACAGTTTGTATATCAGCAGCCTGATCAATCACAATGTTTTCACGCCCCATATACACCATCAGAACGTAATCTTTATCTTCACCAGATTGATTAGAATGTGGTATTTTAGATGCTGTTTTGACATCATTAATACCAGTGATTTCCATGATTCGTTTCCGGTATGTTTTGTCTTTGTAATCGTTCAGATCAATATCAAGATATTGTGAATACAAGGACGAGACATAAACATTGTACGGCCCCATTTCTGGGAATCCGGCGTCAACCAAATCCTGTTTCATGTCAACTATATCCTGTACGATGTCACGAGTGGCGCTGGTCTCCCAGCCATCAGTAACCGATCCGGTCATGACTTTGGTGTGATTCAAGAACCCGGGTATGTCATTACCATTTACGGTAATGTCACTCCCATTTAAAAATACGTGTTCTAATTTTTCCGCAACACGCCGTGCAGACAATGCTATCGTGGTTGTATCAAGCGGTGCACCCGAACCATTCTGACGTGCCAGTGCATCTCTCCAATTAATTTGAAAATCAGCGTGCGTAATCGGTATCGGGAGATAATTCACGTCATACACAATTTTTGATTTATCACCACGAACTCGGCCATCCATGCTCTGTGTGGCCTCTCCGATATCACTCTGGGTATACCATTTCGACAATAGCACTCCTAAATTATTAATAGGATTAACCAGCCCCATATTACGCATATCATCAACCACGGTTAATCGTGATTTTGTAATAGTACGGACAGTGCTATCGATCTGCTCCCAGTCCTCCTCCTGCAAATACGAACTATATGTTCGTAGAGCCTGTATATCTCCATTGGCTCTAAAAAGTCTATCCGCCACGGCAGGAGTAAACATTTCTGCTCCACTAACCATTGCTCTCATATTCTGTTCCCTCATAGTAATCTTTTCGGTCTTATTCTCGACCTGTAATATGTAATATCTCTATGCTATAATAGCATCAATCCGTGTAGCGCCAGATGCTGTAATTGCTTCATCAGCAAAAGCCACTATAGCAGACGAATATTTTGTAGTGGTGTCAGTATCAGAGACGGTGATTGTCCTCAGTATGGTTGCCAAATCAACATCTGCTTCACCGGATGCAAAATTTGCCTCAAGTTGTTCATCCACACCGTCATCATAATAAAGAGCCGCACCGTTTGAATCAGCAGACGCATCATGCGTGATTTTGATATATGAATCCGGTGTCCCACTCACAGGCAAGTACAAATCTTCTGATCCAAGAGTTGCCAAGTTCGCCAGAAGCTGCCCAGTTCCAGAGTCGCCATCTTCATCAAAATACAGGGCAACCGCTCCGTCATCATTTAACACGGCCACTCTCTCAACGAGTGCCAAATCAACATCAGCCTCACCAACTGCGAAAGCTGCCTCAAGTCGATCATCGCTATCATCGTCAAATTTCAAATCAACACCATGTGATGATGCCGAACCATCATGCGTGATTTTGATGAAAAAATCGGGATCGCTTGTCGGTACATAGGCATCATTTCCACCGTTTATTGCCGACAGGTCAGCCAAAAGCTGAGTTCCGGCCGCACCATCTTCATCGAAATGCAACGCAGTGCCACCCGGTATGGCAGCGTAGATGATGGGCAGTCCGTATGTCCGGGTACTGTCGGTAAATTCAATCACCATATTTGCAGTTTCATTCGTCAAATTAGAGGTCAAAAACGGTGTGCCATCTAATATACCTACGTTTACAGCATTGCCACCAGGAGAAGCAGCGTGTGTCACGGTGTGTACCATAGTAGCATCAGCAGCATACTTGAAGTTATCATCATTTGCAACGGCATGAGCAATCTGTAGCGATTTCGTAGCTCCAAACGCCAGGAACTTATCTTCTTCATCTGTTGCCATATTTGACATAAGCCCCGGATTGCCGACATTATCAAGACCGATTTTTACTGTGTTACCATCCGGAGAAGCATTATGAGCTACCGTGTTTACTGTGGTTTCAGTTACATACGTAATTGCCGCAGCATCCGAATCCGAATCCGCAACAGTTGTCAGCTCTTGCAAAAGGCCATTACCGTCCATTTCAAGGGCATCACCTTTTGCAACGTCCTCACCATCGGCCAAAAAAGCATATACTTTCATGCCTGAATGGCAATACTCCATTGTAAAAGTATCACCACTTGCAACCTGTCCAGAAGATGCCCCAAGCGTTGCGCTGGGTACTGCATCAGGATCCGAGGATTTAACTGCAATGATTTTCTGAGCATTCGCACCAGCACTGGACTGTTTCTGCCAATTGCTGGAACCATCCGGCTCTACAAACAAACCAAGATCAATAGCCTCAGACGCCTCCCCCTCAGTTCTTATCCCATCACCTCGTTTTATAATCGTATAAACATTTGTTGCCATTTTAACACCTCATACTAATTAATGATTGTTAAACCACTTACTCCTCGCCAAATGTCGGCTTATAACCGGGGCCTTTCCTCTCGGCAGAAAAACTCTGTGGAGGCGAGCCGATAAAGGTTGTACCCTTTTGAGCCTCTGCCTTAAGCGTCTTTTTCATCGCCATCATAGCAGCATTGGTCATACCATCAAGAATAACAGCATCTACCTTATATTCCTTAGCAAGCTCTGTCTTAATTGCTAATGAATTTTCAGCCTCAACCTTTTTTGCATCTTTGTACGCCCTCACCGCAGCCACGATGTCTTCCATCTTGACATCCTCGCCGAACAACTTTGTAAAAGAATCATCCTTGTCCTTGTCCTTGTCGGCCACAACATCCTTTTCATATTTCTTTATTTTTTCATCTTGCGTGGCCAGCTCGCCAGCATAATCTTTCACTTTCTCTTCCTGCTCCTCAAGCTTTTCTGCAAATGATGCGAAAAGCTCAAGCCCGCGAACGGTCATGTCTTTAAAATCTTTTCCCCCTAATTTATCAGACAAGCCATTCGTTTTTAGGATAGTCGCTATTAGCTCAGACCGTTTTTTTTCATCCTCTTTTTTTGCATTACGAATCATTTTTGAATCTCCTATATTTGTTAGGCTCTTTGCGAACTCAATTAATTGCTGTGTTTTTGTTGTATTATTTTGTAATCCACAACCATCGGCTATAGAACAAGCCCCCGGCGTATCAAACAAAATTGCAATATGATCTGGAATAAACCCATAATCAACTTCGGCGTATTCAACTCCATTATATACGCCGGGGGTCGGATCAGTTAAATAAGGATAATACCCTACAGATACATCTATCGGTTCGCCATTGTCAATCCGCTCCCTTAAGGACGGCACACTATTTACACTATCAACACTGAGCCAAAAATCCCCACCTACGGCACCGGTTTTTTCGTTAAAACTCGGATTAAATAAAACACCAAGCATAAGATCATCCAGAATACCGGGTTCGCTCGCTGTCGTCGGATTACCATTATTGTCATATGTATGATCTAATATAATGGGCGTATTTGCCCAGTTAAGATAATTTTTAGAAAGCTCCTCCTTCGTCCATAATGTATCATTTCGTACACCAGGAGTCTGAATGACGGCAGGAATGATATAATATTCTTTCTGTTGGTAAGTGCCCTTTTTGGGGTTGTTTGCGTTTAACCTTAATTTATACGTCTGCAAAACAATCTCCTTGGTTATCTGTTTATAACATGTTAATAAAAATTAGTAATGTCAAGGTTTTTTTATTTTCTCTTTACTGCAACTGTTTCAGGAAGCTCCGCAGGCAACCAAGAACACCGACATCGAGGATGTACCGGAATAATGCCTCGAGCTTCCTGTATAGTAAAAATTCTACCTTCAAGATAGCTACATTCATCACATACTCGCTCATCCATTGCTGTTGTGAATTCTACAACAGCGGTTACATTTTCAATACCGAAATATTCAAACATATCCAACGATGACTCGGCATGCGCTCTAACAATTTCTGTTTCCGCCAAAATATCACAACGCCACCGCTCGAGATGTTCAATTCTGTCTTTTATCGCCTCAAATAATTTACCACCAATTTGCCGCGGTGATAACCCCTCCCTGTATGCATCAGAAATGACTTGCCGCGCTACACGACTAATTTTTTCATTTCCATCTTCTATGATGTTTTTAAAATTTTCATAATTCATTTTTTTTAAATGTTGTACCGAATCCCTAAAATGCGGCTGCTTAATTATATCATCTATACTATCATAATTTAATGGCGTCCCCGATGCCTCAATGAAACGCCCCGCCCTTTCAGCAGTAGAACTATATACTGATTCAATGTACATGTCAGTCCAATTCTTTATATATGGATCAGTTGCCTTTAAACCATCGAGCAATTCTACGTTTTGTAATGCCTCAAACCAGTTATCAAATGTTACTAATATTTCAGCCGTGGTTGTACCGTTAAATGCAACATCGAATCGCAAGCCATTCCAAATAAATTGATTATTAAACTGAAATGCATCATCGATTTTTATGGCCTGCCTCGTTTTCCGCAGAACCCCATTTAACCGCTTATCAAATGCCGCAGAATATTTATTCCGCATACGCAAAGTACCAGACGGATCATATTTATCAATAAGAATTATCAAAATTCACCAGAACTCTTTCTCTCAAAACCAAGCAGTTCTCGTGCCTCCTCCTCCGTAATCAGGTCACCTACTGGTAGCGGCGACAAAAATTTCAGAGCCTCGGCTCTCTCTTTTGCGATCTCTGCCTGTAGCTTTTCATCCATTTCATACAGACTGGGCCATTGTATTTCAATCTGTTCTTGGTTCTTAATTATTCCGTAATATTCAAATCGCTCAAACATCTGCCGAAAAATATTTGGATTAATGTGCCTTGTTTGGCGTGCGGATATCTTAGAAGAGTAATTTTTAATATCCTGAGAGCTCGCAAGCTCACCCCGTTCAGAGCCCTCCAATAGTCGCCGAGGAATACCAGTTGTCCCTGATATAAACGCTACAGCAATATCATATGTGCTTTTTGGATTACCATGTTTACCGCCAAAAGTATGCGGCGTTACTCCCTGCGTGCGGATATATGATCTAAGATTATGCTCCAGTTCCTCTATCTGTTCCGCCATGTCAGCTTTTGCATCTATCGTTAATTCTGCATCTGCATCAACATCGAATGCGACTCGCTGAACGGCATTTTTCCAGAACACTTCTGCTGACCCGCCAACAATTTTTTCTAAATCGTACATCCTATTAATAACAGCTTCTAATCTGGGTGTGCCAAATACATCACTCTCATCACAATTTTCTGCTACGTGTATAATCCTTGTCCAATGCACGACATATGTTTTATAAGAACTCCCTCTTTTCCCTGCCTGCATTTTAATTTTATACGTCTCGGGAAGCCCATATCTTTCACTGGTATTTTTGTCTTCATAGGTATTAATCGAAACATTTTGCTCTGAATAGGCCTTGACATACAATAAATGTGCAGATTGGCGAATCGTACCCTGCTCGATTGGTTCAGATAATTTGCCGCCACCCGCTCCCACGCCCATAAACAACACCCCAAATCTTCCGATACCAGATAACCTGTCCAACTGCTCCAATCTGGCCCACATCTTTAAACGCTTAAACATAATGTCTAACTCTGTATATGGATTTGCTTTTACTATAAATTGTGGCGGATTTTTCCACGCCTGCTCACACGGAAGGGTGACAATACGCTTACATAAGCCATTGCGTTTGTAGAAATCAAAGTACGTATCAAAATTTACGGTTTCAGGATACCCAAAAACCTTGGTTAGATCTCTATTGCCGCCAAACATTAAGTTGTTGTATCCACGGAGTAAGAGCCTGTTAAATATATCGCTCATAATGTCCTCTTTTCTTTTAATTGCATGTTTTTTATGAGTTTACGAACTCCAATATTTAGAATAGGGGGGTAAATATTAACCCCCCCTTGATTTTCATAACGTAAGTTTAATAAAATTAAATACTTATAACAGGCTCCACAACTCCAATACGAGGAAATACAGTAGATATTAAGCATGTAGTTGATATAAACCACTATAAAAAGGGGACTTATATATATAGGGAAAAAGGGTAA